GATGGTTATCCACTGGAAATCACCGGGATTGAATTGCCCAGATGGGCCTTTACGGAGAACTAAAATGGACGGGAAACAACTGGTTGTAAAATTAGATGAGATGAAACCAAAGTTCGCAAACGCTTTGCCGAGCTACTGCGGTTTTACTCAAGAACACGTTATCAGAACTGTTCTGACCGAGGTTCAAAAATCACCGAATCTCATGAAATGCACTTTTAACTCTATTGCTCAAGCGGCCTTGGAAGCCTGCTCATTGGGGCTTCTACCCAACTCAGTGCAGGGATTGGCTTACTTGGTTCCTTACGGAGACAAATGCCAACTCATTCCGGGCTATAAGGGCCTAATCAAGCTTGCTCTCCAATCACCCCATGTAAATTCAGTAAACGCTGAATGTGTTTACAGTACCGACAAGCTTGATGTCGAGTTTGGCCTGAATCCAAAACTTACTCATGTACCAAATCTGATTAACCCAGAAAAAGGGGAATTTGTTGGTGCTTACGCCGTGGCGAATATGGCAAATGGAGATCCTGTTTTTAGGTATCTACCAAAGTGGCGCATTGATGAGATAAAGGCCAAAAGCAAAGCCGGTAAAGGTGGGCCGTGGGTTTCAGATTACGACTCTATGGCGATGAAAACGGCTATTAAGAGTTTGATGAAAATACTGCCACTTGAGATGGACAAGATCGAACTGGCGGCCTTGAAAGCTGAAGACGGATCGGCGGGGTTTGAGTACGACTTGGATGCAGATGCTTGGGAGTATGTGGACGGCGAAGAACAGGAAACCCCAGAAACCAAAAAGTTAAACGAAAAATTTTCGGGCCAATCTGGTAAATCGAAATCGAAAAATCAGAAAAATCAAAAAAACGAATCCGAAAAATTGGAAAAATCCCATCAAGAAGTGACCTTGCTCCAAGTTGAAGGTGAAGATGGTGAAGTGGCTTCCAATCTTACCGGGATCGAGCTTGCTCGGAGCGAGTTGAGAGCAAAGAAGGATAACAAGGAAGCACTAAAAGCATTCTATCAACTCAATGAACCGAAGTGGGCCGTTGAATTTGGTAATGCTTCTCATGAGCTTGGTGAACTCTACGAAGAATTGGTAAACGCATGACTTTGCTCTCCCCATCAGTCCAAGGCGATAGTTCCTCTTTAACTCCACTGGGGTTCTTCCTATTTCTTTCCCCAGAAAAAAAATCGCTAACCAATAAGCTTTCAACATAGGGCGAAGGTGGCTGATGGGAAAAGCATCAAGGCTAACATACCAAGGGTATGCTGATAGAAAATATCGAGCAGGAGATAAATGCTATCGCAAACGGAACTTGTACCAATGTTCATGCGGAAAACTGGTCATCCTTTTCGAGAATGATGTTAAAAGAGAGAACACAAAATCATGTGGTTGCCTAAATCGTGAAAACTCTCGCCAGAAATGTATAAAAATGAACGAAGAAGGGATCAGCAAGCCCTTCCAAAAAGGTAACAAAATGGCAAAGGGGAAGAAGAATAATCCGGGTAATACCAAAGGCTATGTCGCATTTTACAAAAACAATATCACTTACGAGGGAAGAATTACTGTCCCGTTAAAAGTGGCTCAATCTATCTGGTCTGGTGAAGTGACTTACGAAGAAATTGCAGAAAAAAAACGAAATGGTTCCCAGATCGCAGACACTAATTAATCGCCAGAGAAGAATAGAAACTGCCGCATGGCGGGAGTCTATTGGTAAGCTTCACAAGAACACTGTTAAGAATTCTCAAAAAGGGATCGCTTCTGTCAATCGGGATGCCCGTAAGGTTATGGCAGAGGGGGTTCGAGTTGTAGCAGACGAAGTGCGACTAAGGCGCAAGGCCAAGGTCGGTCTGCCTGCCAAAGTTTCTCCGTTCCTCATCGAACATCAAATCACCCCGGAAACTGCGGCCTATCTTGCCTTTAAACTCACCCTTGATCTTCTTTCGCAAAGCACAACTCATTACTACGATCAGTTCTGCCGAAGGATTGGTGCAGTCATCGAAGATCACGCAAGAATGCAGTCGTTCCAAGCCCAGAGTAAAAATCTTAATTACGCAACACGCCGAGTCAACACACGCCGGGCAAACAGTCGTGACGCAAAGCGCAAAAACTTAATAAAAGCCGAGAAACTAGGTGGTCTTGTCTGGGATAGTTGGAATCTTAGAACGAAGCAGGAAGTGGGTCAGCTTATGGCGCACTGTATCCGAATCCGAACAGGCTTGGTTGAGTTCCCGGTTGTCGGCACGGCCCCGAAGCTCCGCAAGTACGCAAGGCTGACTGAAAGCGCATTGGAATGGATGAAAGAACTCTTGCAGGAAGATACACGCAAGTCGAGCCTGACACCACCGGCAGTTAAGGAACCTAGAAAATGGACAGGCGTTTTTAACGGCGGTTACTACACCGATGCTCTCAAGTTCCCAGCAATCAAACTCAACTCATCTAGGTATCTAAGAGATGCCAATTCCATTCAGCAATACCGAGAATACGCCTGCCTAAATTCCTTGCAGAAAACCAAATGGGCAGTAAATAACAGGGTTGCCGCACTCATTCAATACTGCCTTGAAGAAGATATAAAGTTAGGTGGATTGCCCGGCCCGGAAGTCACGCCACCAGATAGTCCGTTCCTAGAAAACAAGAAAAAGAAGGACATGAATGAGGCTGAGTTGGAGGTGCTGAAAGAGTATTCGCTTCATGCCAGAAGGGTTAGAGAACTTAACGCATCTAACAGATCAATACGCTTACACCTAGTCCGTTGTATGCAAGCGGCAAGAGCCTACGAGTTTCAGGGATTCCACTACGTTTATTATTCAGATTTCAGGGGCCGAAAATATCCCAGTTACTCCCCGATGTCACCCCAAGGGCCAGACTTTTCGAGAGCGTTGTTGCTTTTTCATCAAGGTTTGCCGATCCGATCCAAGGAGTCTGAACTTTTGTTTGCATCCCACGGCGCAGGAATGTACGGCAACGACAAAGTTTCCCTCTTAGAGAGACACAAGTGGGTGCAAGAGAACGAGCATATTATTGTAAAAGCCGCCGAGTCTCCGCTTGAGTGGCAATGGTGGACCGAAGCAGACAAGCCCTTTCAGTTCCTAGCATTCTGCATGGAGTGGGAGCGTTACACAATGGACAAAAAAGGCTTTAAGTCCCAACTGCCAATCCAGATGGATGGATCTAACAACGGACTTCAGCACTTTTCGGCCCTCATGCTCGACCCAGTAGGAGCGCACCTGACCAATCTAATGCCGAGTGAGGTTCCCCAAGATATTTACCAAGCGGTTGCAGATGAGGTGAATGAGCTAGTAGAAGCCGATGCACAACAGGGGCATTCCGTTGCAAAGGGTTGGCTTGAGTGGGGAGTGGACCGAAAGATATGCAAACGCCCCATCATGATAATCCCCTACGGCGGGACTAAAACTGCCATGCGTCAATACGTTGCGGAGATGGTTGAGGATGGACTTGCTTCTGGAAAGAAATATCCTTGGCAGGCGACAGGCCCAAGACCTACCGGCTGGAAGGAAGCTGGTTATTTGGCAGACCACATCGACAAGGCGATCCAAAAAACTATGGGATGCGCTAACGAAGTTATGGATTGGATACGGGATGCCGCACGGGAGTATGCACACAACGGATTGCCACTAACATGGGAATCTCCTAGCGGGTTTAGAGTTCTTCAAAATTATCTCAAGGTGAACACAAGGCGAGTTATGACCCAACTTGATGGGAACTTTATCGCAACCCGAATGCCTTATGAGACTGACGAAATCCAAACCCGCCGGGCAGTTCAAGGATCAAGCCCCAATTACATTCATAGCATAGACGCATCACATCTAACCCATACAGTTCTCGACTGCGCCGACCAGAAAATCAGCGACATGATGGTGATCCATGATTGCTTCGGAGTTCATGCGGCAAACGCAGGCAAGTTGATGAAAACACTTAAAAAACAATTTGTGCAATTGCACAAGCCTGACCTTCTACAAAATTTAAAAGATCAGTTAGAAACTTATGGCCCGACTTTACCCCCGGTTCCACGCCGAGGTGAGTTGGATCTAAACCATGTTTTAAAATCTAAATATCTATTTTCATGAAACCAATTCCTCTAAATAAATCTAACTTCCGAAGCAAACTTGAAAAGCAGTACGCCGAGCTTCTGGATCTTCATGTAAAATCCGGGGTGTTGTTAGATGCGAGATATGAAGCAATTAAACTGCGGATCGGCGACAACCTACACTGGACCCCCGACTTTTTCTTAACCTACCCAGACCGATTTGAGTTTCACGAAACTAAAGGGTTCCGCAGGACATCAGCGATGGTGAAGATCAAGGCCGCCGCACAAATGTATCCATTTTTCAAATTCGTTATGGTCGAAGCAGATCCATCAAAAAAAGGGACATACAAATACACCGACTTCAAAGCTTTCGAGGAAAAATAATGGGCTTAGTTTTAGAAAGAAAACTCAACGAAGAAATTATCATCTCATCGGACGGGCAAGAGGTGGCAAGATTTGCAGTGGTTCGTAAGATGGGTCAACGCCGGTTTCACATTCTCATAGACGCACCTGAAAATGTTGCAATTACCAGAGGTCAAAGAATCAAATCCCAACCTAGTGAACTTCCCGAAGTGGATAAAAAGAGATGAAACTAATTTTATAGTAGTTCATAGCTCACTGACCAAAGGATCAGATGATGAAGGTGTTGAGTCAATGCGCTCCCTGCACATGAGACAAGGGTGTGTCGATGTTGGCTATCATTTTATCATTCGGCGCAACGGAGTCACTGATCTGGGAAGACCTATTCATGCTATTGGGAATCACTGCCCCCAAGTTGATGAGCAGTCTGTTGGAATCTGCTTGATTGGAGGTGGTGATAAGAACCGAAAGGCGAAAGCTCCCGATTATAATATTCCGCAAATGGAATCCCTTGCTTACATCTGTTTGTCTCTAGTGAGGATATATCCTGAAGCCGAGATTGTTGGTCACAACCGATTCTCACCAGAAAGTAAATGCCCCGTGTTTAATATCCCCGATTGGTGGAGCGAAGTTTCTTACGAATTAAAACAACTACACAAAACAATTCATGCCGATCAATTTCCCCTCTTTGACGAACTACAAAAGGAAGACTGAAACTGTGAAAAAAGCATTATTACCCGGTAAAGATTGGGCCATTCAAGAGCATCTTATGGATGAATTAAAACGCTTGTATCCAGATCAATGCCCTAATGTAGAGTGGGACATGAAAGAAGTTTGGTATCGTGCCGGTCAGGTTTCAGTGGTTCGCAAACTTGAACAAATGCAGAAGGAATAACATGAGTTGGGCGACTACGGCAATGTGGGTGACTGCGGCTTATACAGCGTATGCCAATGAACGCAACATGAGCGAAAAGCGCAAACAACTAGATGAAAATAAAGAAAGAAATGACAGAATGCTCGCTCAACAACGCTTAGACCAGCAAGGCAAACAAGCCGAGACAGATGTTGATGTTCGCAATGAACAAATGCAGGGCATGGCATCTGGACCGCAACTAAAAACCTCTGGTCAACTGGATCAATCAAAAGGCAAGGT